CTTAAAAAATGCCCCGGGGGAAAAATCTGGGGAACAATTCCGACCTTAACCATGGCGGAAGTGAGTTGGAACTATGTAAGAAGTGCTCTGTGTCTATCCAATAGGCTTGAGAACTTTTTTAGATCGTCGCCCAATCCATTAATCGAAAGGTTTTAACATGGCCGAAACTCCAGAAGCTCCCGAAATCACTCCCGTACCTGAGTGGATCATTCCGAACCAGGACAAGTTCGAGCGGGTAATCGACGCTCGACTCGAGAAGCTGAAGGGCTCAGAGAAATCTACTTCTTCGCGCTCTCGAAACACGGGCTCTGCTGCAAAGGCAGATCCTAAGGCAGATCCTAAGACTGATTCCAAGGAAGAAAACAAGTCATAACTTGGAACCGTAGTGGGGCTATCTGCCGAGGTAGCTTAATTGTCGTGGCTGGGGCCGTAACCATCCGGACGAATCGCCGCCCATAACTACGTAAGACTATTTGTGTAGAGACCGCTGACAGGTACTAGGGCAAGTTTCCTAAACGTGCTGGCAAACGGTAAGCTGGGTGATGTTTTACCCCTTGGGTGGGGTAGCGGAGAAACCGAGCTTGTCGGCGGCTTAAGAACGAGGCGACGCTACGCGCCTACTCTACACAAATAGTCTTACAACATGTTTACTTTGATGGGGTTTTAGATCTCCTAGATAGGGATTCCGGGACGTCTCCGTATATCTAGTTGTTGGCGCAAGGTAGTTAGTGCTACCGAGACCTAAAGCCCTTTCAAAGTAAACATGGCTTGACCCTTTTTGCCTTTCGATGGACTGCCGGACATCACCGGACACAGATCCACCACAACTCGATCGTATAATGCCGACGCAAAGTTCTGGCACTCCTTCAAAAGGCAAAAACTTGGGGATCTCGATGGAACTACCCGGATCTTAAACGTTGCTACGTCACGCCCTGTCTACCATGTAGGGTCTCCGCGATAGTGTACTAGCTCTCACAAACAAAGTAGGGTTTATCTCCTACACTCCTTTCAAGAGGCGACGTCTATATGCTGGGGAGCATGATGTCGTTTGAGAACTAGTACACTTTCATGGAGACCCTACATGGGTTTTCCACTTTTGCGTAATTTCTACAGCGGTACGAACATGGACTTTTAACTTTTGCATAATCGCGCCCCATCAGGCTCAATTTTAACTTAAACATCAACGAGGAGGCTATTTTGCTTTTGCCCACTAACGTTTCTACAGGCCGAGTTACCGGGCAATTCATAGTCGGAGTTGTAGATGGGGACGATGTCGACGAGGAACCGGAAGTCATCGCGGCGTCTGGTATAATCCAGTTCACTGCATCAGTCCCATATCTTCCGAATCCGACGGCCTCCCCAAATCCTAAGACTATGCTTAACACTAGCATCATCGCCGTCCTCGATAGCTCTGGATATTTGTGTACTCCGCTTCCCGGGACTAGGGAACCATCGTATCGTGGACTTCGATTGGTAGCTACCGATGATCCAGACTTGTCTGTTACGAGCTGGACGTGGAATGTCTCATATAAGTTCGACACCGTCAATGGCGTATCACCGAACATTCCGTCACATTCGATTGTTGTATTGGCTGGCTCAACTATAGACTTGACGACGGTAATCAAAGTACCTTCGTCTACTGGCGTTGGAACGGAACAAGCCGTCGCTCTCGTCTCTTCGGCTCAGAGCGCGGCTGTAGCAGCAGCTCAAGAAGCCGCCAACTCCGCAGACTCTGCGCAGGCAGCGGCAAACTACGCACAGCAAGCCGAAAATGCTATTACGGCCGCCGATAGTCTTATTGACGGTAGGATCGACGCTAAGCTAGTGCGTGATCTGTTGGCAGATGGAACCGATCTTAATCTAATGAATACGACTGCGCATGTCGGTACTTATGCAGTCGGTGTATCTCCGCTCAACGGACCACCCGTCGCCCTTCCTTCTACTGCAACGCTAGAGATTGGTCGCGGCTCTAACTTCGCCGTGTATCAGAGAATAACTGCAGGCACTACCATTTGGTTTCGAGAGATAATCAGCGTCAGTGCAGGTACGTGGTTCGGGTGGACACAAATAGTTACCTTGGATGTTAACGGTAAGGTTCCTACAGCACAACTTCCAGCTGGTACTTCCTCTGTTGCTGGCACTATGTCTGCAGCCGATAAGTCGTTGCTGGATGGTGCCACATCTGCGGCTACCGCTAGTACGCTAGTAAAGCGCAACAGCACCGGAGATATCAACGTCAACACTCCCACGAGTACCGGACATCCCACGACTAAGGCTTACGTGGACGCGATGGTATGGGACGGCTCGGATATCACTACGGGTACTATTTCCGACGCTCGTATCGCTAATGCAACATCGGTACTTGACGGTCTTATGCCTAAGGCCGATAAGGCGAAGTTGGATGCCGCTACTGCTAGTGCAACTGACGGCACGCTTGTAATGCGTTATAACGGTGGCGAAACCAACTTCAAGGGCGTATACCTTTCGGCCGCTCCAACCAGTATCAGCCATGCCACGCGCAAGGACTACGTGGATGGAGCAGTCTCAGGTCAGGTACGACTGTCGATAAATAAGCCCGCCACTGACGCTCCAAGTACATACTCACAAGGCGTAACTTACTCGCAACCAACTTCCGATGGTACGTGGCCTGTAACTACTGCAAACGTCATGACCATTCGGTACGGGCCCTCGCGTACATTCCAAATGGTGGTCGGTAAGGTCACGGGAACTGTGTGGGTAAGGTCCGAAGACACCGATACGTGGGGGGTTTTTACTCAGCTGGCAACCACGGCCGCAGCAACAGCAGCAGTGGCCGGACTTATGAGTGCGATCGATAAGGCAAAGCTCGATGCTGCAACCTCGTCTTCAACAGCCGTTGGAAACGAGGGTAAATTGCTCATTCGTGATGCGAGTGGATACTTCGGTGTTCCAACTCCTACCACAGCGTCCAATCCCGCCCGCAAGGACTACGTGGATAATATGGTGTGGGATGGTTCTGACATCACTACGGGTACTATTTCAGAGGCTCGAATTGCCAATTCGACATCGATCTTGGACGGCTTGATGTCCAAAGCTGACAAAGCCAAGCTCGACGCCACTAGTTCAGGTTCAATAGCGAATACCTTGATGTATCGTGACGCCACTAACACCAGCTCGGCGGGTATTTTCCTGCTCACAGCGGCTCAGAGTGCTGATGCGCGCGCGGCAACCCGCAAGGACTACGTGGATAATATGGTGTGGGATGGTTCTGACATCACTACGGGTACCATTTCGGATGCTCGTATTGCTAACGCAACGTCCGTAAAGGATGGTCTTATGCCAATGGCCGACAAGGCGAAATTGGATGGGGCGACTGCGGCCGCTACTGGTTTGACTCTTGCTATGCGTTATTCTGATGGCCGTATGGACGCAACTACTCCAACCGGTACAGGAAACGTAGCGAACAAGGCATACGTAGACGGCAAGGTATGGGATGGTGCCGATATTACTACAGGCACCATTTCCGACGCTCGTATTGCAAAAGCCACTTCAGTTCTCGACGGTCTCATGCTGAAAACCGATAAGGCTAAACTGGATGCAGCTACGGGCGGCGCTACAGGCTCTACATTGGCTCTGCGCTACTCTGATGGTCGACTGGGAGTAACAACCCCCACCGGATCTGGCGATGCGGCAAACAAGTCTTACGTAGATAATGCAGTTACAGCTCTCCCACTAGGTCTCGTTGGCTTCACAAACGCGGTATCTCTCACATCTTCGCTGAGTACCACGGATACGATGATGCTGGAGAAGACCGTGAGCGTTGTCTCCGGACGTAATTACAATATTACGTGGAACTTGGATTTCTATGGCGAAACTGCCGGTAGCATCGCTCTTCTAGTCAGCGTTATCACAGGTGGAACTGGTGCTACAGGTACTGTTATCGGTACGAATACTATTTGGAGTTCTCCGACCTCTGGCTCTACGGGTATTACCTCTTACCAGCTTACTGTGAAGTACACCGCGACATCGACGGCTTCACTTCGATTCGCATACATTACAAATAGGGCTGTGGGAGCTAGCAACTACCGAGCCCAAGGACGAGTACTTCGTATTGAAGATATGGGCTCCGCAATCTAACCAAAACTACTAACGCTTTAAGGAGGTGAACACCTATGGCAGGCCCGGGAAGACCCAGAAAGTCTACCGCATTGGTTCAGCAATCAAATAAAGTCTTTGACTCTGAGATTGTTGAAGATGAGAAACCTATTAGACGACTGCCTCGCGCTAGAACTCCTGAGGCACGAGAAAGTCAGCTAGCAGCACTAGCTTACGATCTAGCAGAAAAGCAGTTTCTCGATGGCACGGCCTCGTCACAGGTAATAGTTCACTTTCTTAAAGTTGGTTCTACTCGTGAGAAGGTCGAGCTTCAGAAGGCTAAGCAGGATACGCTCCTTGTCGAGGCTAAGGTCAAGGATCTTGCGAATGTCGAAGAAATGAAGCAGCTCTACGTAGCAGCTATGGATGCTATGCGCGGCTATGCCGGAAAGGAGCAGGGTCAGGATGATTCGAACATATTCTGAGCTTATGCAGCTTGAATCGTTTACAAATCGCTTTGAATACCTCAGCCTTAAAGGCGTAGTCGGCGAATCCACTTTCGGTTTCGAGCGACATAATAACCAAAAGTTCTACAAAGGGCGAGAATGGCGTCTTGTTCGAGACGAAGTAATCACTCGAGATCTAGGTTGCGATCTCGGTATTAGCGGATTCGATATTCATGATCGGATTATCATCCATCATATGAATCCTATGGTTCCGATCGACCTCATTCGCGGTAACGTCGATATTCTGAACCCAGAGTATCTCATAACCACGACTCACAAAACACACAACGCAATTCACTATGGCGATGCGTCACTTTTGGCGCTTCCGTTTATTGAACGGCGTCCGGGTGATACTACGTTGTGGGAAAACCAAGTAAGGAGAGCAGCATGACTCTAAAAGGCATCGATATTTCGGGCTGGCAGGCAGGAATCAACCTTTCTGCTGTAGCTTGCGATTTCGTAATTGTTAAAGCGACAGGTGGTACCGGCTTTGTTAACCCTCATTGCGATACGCAGTTTCAGGCTGCTCGTAAAGCTGGAAAGCGGACTGGCGTATATCACTTCGCTCGTGAAGTTGGTTACCGGGGATCGGCGATCGACGAAGCGAATCACTTCGTAGACAGTATTACTGGATATCTTGATGGTAAGACTCTTCTGGTTCTCGACTTCGAAGGTGATAATCAGACCGATTCGGTTTGGGCACTCGCATTTCTGAACCACGTAAAGTCTCGCACTGGTGTCAAGCCCATGATCTACCTGAACAGCAATGCACTGAATGGTGCGAACTGGTCTGCGGTCTGGGCAGCGGACTATGGTCTTTGGCTGGCTCGTTACGCAGTCACTACGCCGACTATCGGATACAAGCACTACGACGGCAAGGACATTGAAGAGGTCACGCCCGCATTTTCTTGCGCAATGTGGCAGTTCTCTTCTACGGCACAGCTGGTTGGCTACAATGGCAACCTCGACGTCAACATCTTTTATGGTGATGGCGCAGCATGGGATGCCTACTGCCGTCCTTCAGGCACGCCCGCTCCGAAACCGGTAGTAGCTCCTGCTCCAGTAAAGAAGCCTGTGGCCGCCGCACCTAAACCAGCGGTTTCAGGTAAGACTTCGCAGTGCGTTGTTGAGGCGGGCGACACTCTGTCCAAGATCGGCATTCAGTTTGGTGTTGATTGGCGACAGATCGCTCTGCTCAACAAGATCACGTCTCCGTATACAATCCACCCGGGTCAGGTTCTTAACCTGCCGACTAAATCTACTCCGGTTGCAAAGCCGAAGCAGTGCGTCGTTTCTGGGGGAGACAGCCTGTCTTCGATCGGCATTCAGTTCGGAGTAGACTGGCGCAAAATCGCTTCTCTCAATGGTATTTCAGCACCGTACACTATTTACCCGGGTCAGGTTCTTAACCTGCCCAGTGCTTAGTTATGCAGCGGGCAATTGCTAACAACTTCTTCCTTGCACTCGTCATGCTATCTATCTGCGGACTGATGCTAGGTGTTGTGTGCGTATATCTGATCATGCTTGCGATTGCACTATGTCAATTAGCTATGGATATCTTCACACTAGTTGGGGGAGGTTATGGCGGTTAGCGACGGTATTCTCGATACGACAAAGCTTCAACTTCAGCTAGATCCTGAAGATGACTCATATGACGCCGAGATTGTCATCCATATAAACTCGATATTCTTCATCCTAACTCAATTGGGGGTCGGTCCTGTATCAGGATTCTCTATATTGGGTAGGGATGAGAAATGGTCGGAATTTATAGAGAAAGATCAAATTAACGCTGTTCGATCCTACATGGGTTTGAAAGTAAAGCTTTTATTTGATCCTCCAGCTACCGGTCCGGCTACCGAAGCCATGGAACGCCAAGCCGAGCAAATGGAATGGCGACTTAATATGCACATGGAGGAGGTGAAATGGGACGCAGCGCAACAGACATCCTCGTTGAACACGGGGTTGTTCTAGACGATGACGAGCTTGCTCACTACGGAAAGCTGGGTATGCGTTGGGGAAAGCGGAAGAAGCAGTCATCTTCGGATGGTAAAAGTGCTGAACCCGCTAAGCCTCATGTCAAATCCATGAGCGATGACGAACTTAAGTCTGCTATCAATCGACTCAAGATGGAAAAAGAGTATGCAACACTTACCGCCCCTCAAGTAAGTGCGGGCCGTAAGATTGTTATGGACATGCTCAAAGATATCGGCAAACAGCAAGCTAAGAACTACATCAACAGGGAACTTGGCAAACTCGTTAGTGGTGAAGCTAAGGTGGCTCTCAACAAGCCCGTAGTTAAAGCAACGCCCGCCGTAGCATCACGACAAGTAATGAAATTTAACCCGAATCACGGATTGAAATTGTAGAAAGGAGGATTGGCGATGGGCCTATCTAACACAGCAACACCCATCTATTATGGGAGATTCCGCGAGCGAGTGCTCAGTGGAGAAATCCCCGTATGTAGAGAGATTAACGCTGAGATGAATCGAATCGATGCGCTCATTGCCAATCCTCTTTACTACTACGACGATCTAGCCATTAATGGTTTTATCGACTACTGCGAGAACGAACTTACTCTCACTGATGGTAGTGATTTTCGTATGCTCGATAGCTTCAAGCTCTGGGCTGAGCAAATCTTCGGATGGTATTGGTTTGAAACACTTACCGTGTATGAGCCTTCGCCCGACAATCATGGCGGACGATACGTGGAGAAGACTTATAAGCGTCGTCTAACAGTCAAACAATACTTGATCGTTGCTCGTGGCGCTGCGAAGTCTATGTATGCTGAATGCATTCAGAGTTACTTCTTGAATGTCGACACGGAAACTTCACATCAGATCACTACTGCTCCAACAATGAAGCAGGCTGACGAAGTCATGTCTCCATTCCGTACGGCGATCACTCGCTCGCGCGGACCTCTGTTCAAGTTCCTTACTGAAGGATCTCTGCAGAACACAACAGGCAACAAGATGAACCGTGTTAAGCTTGCTTCTACCAAGAAGGGTATCGAGAACTTCCTAACGGGTTCGCTTCTCGAAGTTCGACCTATGAAGGTCGACAAGCTTCAGGGTCTCCGACCTAAAATCTCTACCGTTGACGAATGGCTTTCCGGAGACGTTCGTGAAGATGTCGTAGGCGCTATCGAACAGGGCGCATCTAAGCTAGACAACTATCTGATCGTTGCGATCAGCTCTGAGGGTACCGTTCGTAACGGCAGTGGCGACACTGTCAAAATGGAACTAGCTGACATTCTCAAGGGCGACTTTTACGCACCGCACGTTTCGATCTGGCACTATAAGCTTGACGAAGTGGAGGAAGTGGAAGATGAGCGAATGTGGCCGAAGGCACAGCCGAACATTGGACAGACCGTCTCCTATGAGACTTACATCCGAGATGTTCAGCGAGCTGAGAAAGCACCTGCATCTAGGAACGATATCTTGGCTAAACGCTTCGGACTTCCCATGGAAGGATATACGTACTTCTTCACCTACGAAGAGACGGAACCTCATAAGCGTGTACCAAAATTCTGGAACCTTCCTTGTGCTATGGGAGCCGACCTCTCACAGGGTGATGACTTCTGTGCCTTCACTTTCCTGTTTCCTATGCATAATGGGAACTTTGGAATAGTAACTAGAAGTTACATTTCTGAAAACACGCACTTGAAGCTCTCTAGCGGTCCTCGGCAGAAATACGAAGAGTTTATCCGAGAGGGTAGTCTGCACGTTCTTCCGGGAATTGTACTTGACATGATGGCCGTCTATGACGACCTCGACAGATTCATTGAGGAACAAAAGTATGACGTTCAAGCATTTGGCTTCGACCCATACAACGCTAAAGAATTCGTAACTCGCTGGGAACAGGAGAACGGACCCTTTGGTATTGAGAAAGTTCCTCAGGGAGCCAGAACCGAATCTGTTCCGCTAGGTGAACTAAAGCAACTTAGTGAGCGTCGTATGCTCTTGTTCGATCAGTCTCTGATGAGCTTCGCTATGGGTAACGCCATCACGATGGAAGACACCAATGGTAACCGTAAGCTCTTGAAGAAACGTGCGGACCAAAAAATCGATAACGTTGCGGCCCTGATGGACGCGTACGTAGCATACAAAGCCAATAAGGAGGCATTCGAATGAGCAATGACTATCTTGCCCATTACGGCAAGTTGGGCATGAAGTGGGGGCACCACAAGGCTAAAGTAGCCGCCGAAAAGGCAGCCATTTATGGAGCCCGATCTAATCAGGCTGCTCGTAAAAATGAGATCAATGATCTTACGCAAGCACGAATCCGGGCTACCACCACTAAGGGTAAAAGGCATCTGGACGATAAAATCGCGGATAAGAGTTTCGAACTAAAGAACAACCCTGATGCTCGAACCGCAGCCCGTCTAACTACTGGTGAAAAATGGCTAAAGGGCGCTAGAGTTGCAGCTCTCGTTGGTGCGTCTGTTGTAGGTTTGGGAGTAGCGGCGTCCGTCGTCAATACCGAGATGGATCGTATGGAACGACTGGATGGCGGTCCTTGGCCGAAAACGCTTCACGAATTCCAACTCAATGAGGATCGTAAAGCTGGAAAACCGGTGTCGCTGGACGAACTCTTCACTGCCACAGTAGAAGGTAATAAGATGCGTGAAAAAGAGAAGAGCTAGTCTCCACGTCAAACTACAATACATCGAAAGGAGGTAACTTATGGGGATATTTGGTCGAATTAGAGATAGTCTAGTACATGCCGCGTACGACACGTTCGCTAAAGATGCAGCTAATCGCTTTCAGTCTTGGGGGACTGGGTCGGCAAGCTACGGGGCGAATCCTAGCCGATTGCGCAGCGGTGGAGGTAGCGATAGAACGATTACTACGTCTATCTATAACCAAATCGCTATGGATGTAGCCGCGATAGATCTAATGCACGTTCGACTCGACAAGCAGCGTCGATTTAAAGAACCTATGAATAGCGGTCTTAACTACTGCCTAACCGTCGAAGCAAACTTGGACGAAGGTGCTAGAGCGTTCAGACAGAACGTTGCTATGACTCTTTTCGATAAAGGCGTCGCAGCTATTTGTATTATGGAAGCCGATAAAGATCCGGCAATCTCAATGTCGTACGATATCGAAACGCTACGTGTCGGTGAAATTGTGGCTTGGCTACCCGAACACGTTCGTGTACTGATTTATAATCAGAAGACCGGCAGAAAAGACGAATTGACGCTTCCTAAGCGACAGGTAGCTATTGTCGAGAATCCGCTATATGCAGTCATGAACGACGAGGTGTCGACTCTCAGACGACTTACCCGTAAGTTGGGAATCCTTGACGCGATTGATGAACAGGCCGGTTCCGGTAAACTAGACATCATTATTCAGCTTCCGTATGTCGTTAAATCTGATTCGCGTAAAGCTCAAGCTGCTGCTCGTAGGCAGGACATGGAAGACCAGCTGTATAATTCTAAGTATGGCGTCGCTTATGCCGATGCTACAGAAAAGATTACTCAGCTGAATCGACCTGCCGAGAATAATATGCTGGCTCAGGTAGAATTTCTAACCAAGCAGCTATATTCGCAACTCGGTATTCCTAAAAGCGTCTTCGACGGCGATGCCGATGAAAAGGCTATGAAGAATTACCACAATCGGACTGTTGAGCCAATTATCACGGCAATCGCACAGGCAATTGAACGAAAGTTCCTGTCTAAGACTGCTAGGGCTCAGGGGCAGGCGATTAGATTCTTCAAAGATCCGTTCAAGGACATCAGTCTTGCCGACCTAGGAACTCTTATCGACGCATTCTCTAGGAACGAGATCTTGACTCCGAACGAAATTCGAACGGGTCTTGGATTTAGTCCCTCGGATGAAGCTAAGTCCGACATGCTGCTTAACTCCAACATGCCGGGCTCTGCCGATCCTGCAGCGACTACCGATCCTGCGGCTACACCTACGGAAGCTGACGCTTCTGAACAGGATAGCTTGGTTGAAGAAACTCTAGCTGCATTGGAAGAGAGCGCCGATAAGATTCTTGCGGATAGTGAGAACGTATGACGGTAGATAAAGCTGAAGTTAGAGATTTTCTAGCACACTATTCTTCAGAGTTCTACGATCCCGCAAAAGCACATGAGTATTATGTGAAGAATCGGGAGCTAAAAGGGCGTGAGGCGGGCAAGGTTGAAACCAAAGGTCAGCGTCAAGCAAGAGTGTATGCAGACAAACAGATTGGTGCTAAGAAACGTACTGAATCTAAAAGTCTTACTACGTCTCAAAAAGCTCAGCTACAGAAGCTACGCAGTACTGCCGAGGCTAGCCGAAAGCGTATTGAAGAGAAGCTCAATCAGCATCTTGCAAAATTGAATGTCGAAAAACAAGAACCTCTTTTCGAGATTCCGACTAACGCCAGTCCTGCTGTTCGAGAATACTTGAATAAACAGAATGCGCGCATTAGTAAGAAAAACGAGCAGATTGTCTCTAACAATAAGGTTGCTACCAAAGTTAGAGCAGAAGCTCGTGCTGAAATGCAGCGAGTAGGCACTGAGTTGAAAGCTGCAGTAGCTACCGCACGACAATCGTATGCTAAAGCTAAAACGGATCTCAATACGAAGTATAAAACGGCTTCCGATACGGAACATAAGAACATCGCAGCTAACGTGAAATAGAAAGGAAGGTGAACCTTCAAAATGACAGCAGTGGCTACTATGATTCCCGACTTTACAGGATACGCAACTCGATTTAATATTGAGTGCTCTGATGGTCGTACGATCAAACACAGTGCTTTCCAGCATCAGGACGGACAGAAGGTCCAGCTTGTGTGGCAGCACCAGCACGACAGCCCCAGTAATGTTCTTGGGCACGCATTTCTGTACCAGCGTGAAGATGGCGTCTATACGGAGGCCTTCTTTAATGAAACTCCAGCGGCAATCGACGCTAAAGAACTCGTTCGACACGGAGATGTGCGAGCTCTTTCAATCTTTGCTAACAAGCTTAGGCAGGAAGGGGCTGATGTTGTTCATGGCAACATCATCGAAGTAAGTCTCGTCTATAGGGGTGCTAATCCGGACGCGTACATCAAGGATGTGAATCTTCGTCACAGTGCTGATGGCACGGACACCATGATTGGTGAGGCCATTATCTACTCCGGCGAAGAATTCACGCTCGCCCACGCAGCCGACTCCAAAGTCGATCCCGCGGACGTTACTGTAGCGGACGTTATCGATTCGCTTACGCCTCTTCAGCGTAAGGTGGTCTTCGCGATCATCGACGATGCCGCAGGATCTAATTCTGCGGCACACGGAGACGTGGACTCTGATGAAACGCTCGAGCACGCCGGTGAGGATAACGTTGATATCCCAGCGGTTATCCACTCACTTTCGCCTCTTCAGCGTGAAATTGTAAATATGTTGATTGGCGTTGCTGTTGAAGAGTCTTCAGTTCAGCACTCCGATGACGACGAGTCTAACGACGAGTCTGACGACGAGTCTGACGACGAGACCGACAACTCCGACAACACCCCCGATGAGTCGACCGACTCTGAAGATTCTGAAAAACTCCAGCACAATCAGGAAGGCTCTGCCAACATGAGCAAGTACTCTGCATTCGAAAATGGCGCGACTGGCGGCACGGCCGCAAAGGATCGCTACACCCTCTCCCACTCCGATGTCATCGAGCTGAACGGCCTCGCCGAGTCCACGGGCTCCTACAAGAAGGCGTACGATCAGTTCCAGCTGAACCACGCCGACTACGGCATCGAGAACATCGACATCCTCTTCCCGGATGCTCGCGTTTCTTCTCAGACGCCGGAGCTCATCTCCCGCCAGACAGAATGGGTCTCCAAGGTCCTCGGCGCAACGAAGCACGCTCCGTTCGCTAAGATCAAGACCATCCTCGCCGATCTGACCGCCGAGGAAGCCCGAGCCAAGGGTTACGTCACCGGCACCCTGAAGAAGGACGAAGTTGTTGTCCTCCTGCAGCGCTCCACCTCTCCGGCAACCATCTACAAGAAGCAGAAGCTGGACCGTGACAACGTCATCGACATCACGGACATCGACATCATCTCTTGGCTGAAGTGGGAAATCCGCTTCATGCTGAACGAGGAAATCGCTCGCGCGATCCTCATCGGTGATGGTCGTGCCGTGGGCCACGCTGACAAGATCAAGGACCCGCAGGGCCAGACGGACGGTCTCGGTATCCGCTCCGTCGCGAACGACCACGAGCTGTACGCTCACAAGGTCGAGCTCGCTGCCAACGTTGCGCCCGACGTGATGATCGACGAGATCACTCGCGCTCGTACCAACTACCGCGGCTCCGGCTCCCCGACGTTCTACACCACGGACGCCGTCCTGACTGAAATGCTCCTGCTCAAGGACAAGATGGGACGTCGTCTGTACGAGACCGAAGCTTCGCTGGCTGCGGCTATCCGCGTCAAGGAGATCGTGCCGGTCGAACCGATGGGCGAGGACCCGACTCTGCTCGGAATCATCGTCAACCTGATCGACTACACCGTTGGTACGAACAAGGGCGGCGAGATCACCTCGTTCGAGCAGTTCGACATCGACTTCAACCAGTACAAGTACCTGATGGAAACCCGCATGTCGGGTGCCCTGACCAAGCCCAAGTCGGCTCTGGTTATCTGGCGCGAACTGGGTACTGAAGTGACGGCTACGGCTCCGACCTTCGATACCGCTACCAACACGCTGACCATCCCGACCAAGGCTGGCGTTGAGTACCTGATCGACGGCTCTGTCGTTGCTGCTGGCGACATCGTGATCGATGAGAACACGGATGTCTACGCCGAAGCCGTGTCCGGCTACTACCTCGCAGGTCTGTCGACTCGCCACTGGGTCTTCACCTACACCGCGTAGCTGAAACTTCAAAATGGCACGATTCTACGGTGAAATCGGTTTCGGGGACATCGTGGAAACAGCGCCGGGCATTACGGAGGACGTCATCACAGGACATAAATTCCATGGTGACGTCCTCCGTAGTAACTTTCGAACCAGTACAAGCGACAAGATTAATACCGATACTTCTCTAAGCAACTCGATCAGCATTGTTGGCACTAAATATGCGTTTAATAATATAAGGCGTATGCGGTACATCAAGTTTGAGGGAGTATATTGGACAATCGATACGATCGAAGTCGCAAGACCCCGCCTAATTATAGGAATGGGGGATGTTTACAATGGACCGAAGGCTACAGCTCCAAGCGTTGCTTAGTGGAATTCCGGGAGTAAGTAAAGTCTACTTTCAGGAACCGTCTGCAGAAATGATGGAGTATCCATGCATCATCTATCACTTAGATAGGCGTGAATCTACTCATGCGGACAACACTCCATACCGTCATTCGAAGCGCTATCAAGTAACTGTCATCGACAGGAATGGTCTTAGTACCATTCCAGATGCAATTGCTAATCTACCTCTTTGCTCTTTCGATAGGCGCTTTGAGGCAGCTAAACTTTACCACGATGTATTCAATCTATACTTCTGAAAGGACCACATTCCATGGCTAAACTTACATGGGGTACTCCCGGCGATCGGGTCTTCGAATCCGGTGTCAGCAAGGGCGTTCTCTACCGTCGCAGTGTTGACGGTGCTTACGACAAGGCTACCCCTTGGGTGGGTCTCGTCTCTGTTACCGAAAGCCCTTCCGGTGCCGAATCTAACAAGCAGTACGCAGACAACACGGTGTACGCAAACCTCGTCTCTGCTGAAGAACTCAGCGCAACTGTCGAGGCCTTCACCTACCCGGCCGAATTCGCCGCTTGCGATGGATCGGCTGAAATCACCAAGGGTGTCAGCATCGGTCAGCAGAAGCGTGAAATCTTCGGCCTGTCCTACCGGACTGAGGTTGGTAACGACCTGTCCTCGGACGCCGGTTACAAGCTGCACCTGCTCTACGGTGCACAGGCTGCTCCCACGGAGAAGGCCTACACCACGATCAACGACTCGCCTGAGGCTCTGACCTTCAGCTGGGAACTGACTACCAGTCCGGTAGACGTACCCGGCTTCAAGCCTACGGCACTTCTGACGATCGACTCGACTCAGGTTGATGCAGCGGATCTTGCTGCGCTTGAGGACCTGCTCTACGGCACCGCTAGCGGAACTGCAGAGCTCCCCCTGCCCGAAACCATCGTGGCACTCTTCGAGTCCACTGCGGATACCGGCGGAGCATAACTAACAAACTGAAAGGAGATCAGGGAATGCTCACATTAAACATTCCGGGTATCGAACAATGGGACGAATCTAAACAAGAATTCGTTTACACAGAAGGCGTTACTCTGGAGTTAGAGCATTCTCTGGTCTCCCTTTCAAAATGGGAGTCTATTTGGGAAAAGCCTTTCTTGAGCCCAGACCCTAAGACAACTGAAGAAACGCTTTCTTACATCGAAGCTATGATTCTTACTCCCGATTTTTCCCCTGATGTACTCGAAAGACTTTCGGCTGAAGAGTATCAAAAGATCAATGACTACATTGAATCGAAGATGACCGCTACATGGTTTGCTGATAAAAAAGAAGCCCCCGGCGCCAATAAGCGTAGGGAAATCATCACTGCTGAGATCATCTACTTTTGGATGAGTTCGCACGATATCGATAAAGCATTTGAAACATGGCATCTTAATCGATTGATCACAATGATTAGGGTTGCTAATGAGAAGAGTAAGCCCCCTGAGAAGAACAAGTCTTTGACTAAGAATGATCTTGCTTCCCGACAAGCTCTCAATGCTCAACGACAAGCCATGTATAACACGCAGGGTTAAGCCTAATGCCTAACTGGAAGGAGGGACCGGAATGACTCGACTTAAATGGAATAACGCAGGCGATCGATTCTTCGAAGCTGGAGTTGATCGAGGCGTATTTTACAAATCCAACGGGTA